CCCCTGTTTTAGGGTTCATGTGCGGAACACGTATCTTATCGGTAGCTCCGAACCCAGAGGTTTTTGACTTGCCTAAGTCAAGATTATTTCCCTGCCTAGGCCCGTCTATAAAGGTTATTTTAGCCATTCCTGATTCCTGTTAAATAGAACAATCATCATCTAATAAGTCGAACATATTAAATTGTTCACCCAAAAAGCAACCACAAGTTGACCTAAAATCCCTTAGATTAACGGTGTTGTTCAGTATCATTTGCTCAAATTCGTCTAGCATTATAGGGGTGTTCTTCTTTTTCATACTCATATTGCCGTCATCGTCAAACGCGACAGCCTTGCCTTGATCGCGCAGTATAGAGTATTGTTTTTTTCCCTTTCTGTGTAACTCGTTAAACGCCTTCTCTTGCTCCATGTGCCAATAAAAGAGATCAGGATTGTCTCCATACAAGCCAGCCCATTGCCCCTGACCAGCGAGAACGCACCCACCGCCACAGTTGTTGTGAGGGTATCGCCTTTCGTACATGACCTGCTTTGGGTAGCCCAAATCAATAACATCATCTTTTATCTGGCAGTTAGATAGGACAGGAGCGTCTGCGAGTGGATGCCAACAAACATAAGGCTCCCACCTCTTGTCGAACCTAGCCCTTCGCTCTGGTTCTGTCCACTCAAGACCAGATACCATGACATCTATATCAGGGTCACAGTTCTCCTTCACCCACTTCACTATCGGCTTCTGCTTTAACTCAAGACTAGCCTTACACGCCCCGTTTGGGGTTTTAATAATACCGCTTTTCGTAAATACATCCCATATATTACGCCCATCATTAAGCCAAATAAACTCTAGTTCTGGGTGTCTTTCTGGTATGTGTCTTATCAGGTCATAAAGAGATTCATCCTCGGTGTTAGTGTCAGCAAATATAGCCCTCGTATTTTCGTAGCCATGCTGTGCTATCACTCGCTCCAAGGCGAGAGTAGAACCAGCACCACCCGATATGGAAACAATATATCTAGTCATTTTCTTAACCACTCTTTTGGAACCTCTGGACCCTGCGCCCAAGTAATGTTGTGCTTATCGCAAAAATCAGCGTAAGAGGTCTGAGAGCCCTTGCGAATCTTGTTTTTAGCCCTCATAAACAACATCCTTATGTCTAGGTATGGGTTTTGTTTTATCACTAGCAACATTTTCTTCCTCGAAGCGTGATCCCACTTACCCTTTGCCTCTATGATAACTCCGTTTGAAAGGGTAAAGTCAGGTGTGTAAGTGTGCTTAGACTCAGGAATGACGTAGTTGATCTTGACATCCTCGTAGCCAAACTTCCGTCTTTTTTTCCTCAGTCCCTTGGCTACATTTTCCTCAAAGTGGGATCTGTACGGGGGTGTTGGCGGTGTTTTTCTTCTACTCATTTAGCGCCTCCTGGTACAGGAAAAAAGTCGTCTCCGACTATCTGGTAATCATCAAATTCACGAGACAGAAGAGGTACTCTGTCCTCGCAGTGCATCTGAGAGAGCATCATCTGCCTCGTGTCAGCAATGAACAGGGAGACAATCCGATCTCTGGCTTCTTCCTGTTGCTGCTCATCCCCCTCAAGGCCCCTCACCACATCGAAGAATACGTGCCAGTCGTCTGCGTTGTACAGATCCTCGCTATCATCATCATCGTCCCGAAAATCAAAGTCTGACATTGTTAAAGTACCTCGATTCCGTTGTTCTTGTAATATCCCGTGCGGTAATCCCAGTTGTCCGTGCTCTTACGCCACTCGTACTCCAACAATAGCCGTTCCAACTTCTCAAATGCTGTCTCACGGAAGTCAGCGCCCCTGTAACGCTCCTCCATAAGACGCTCTGACACGTCAAACACACGGCAATCTAGGCGATTTGTTGTGCGAACTACGATAAGTCCCTGCCTGAAGGTTTCAAAGGCGGGGTAGTCTCCGCTTGCTCGTAATAAACTACCGTACAGAGCCCGTTGCGTGTCGTAGTTGCGACCCTCGAAGAACCACCGCCCCGTGATTTCGCTCCACGGCTTGCTGGTAGTCTTTACGTCACACTCGCCAAATACAGACGACCAAGCGACATCAACCATTCCCTTCACAAGCAAACCAGTGGTTTCATGTATGCCTGTCAGACATACCTGAGCGTCCCCAGAATCAACGATCTCCTTTGCCCTTGTGTGACCTAGGGCATTGCGTTTCATTTGCTTCAGCACGTTATGCTGTTTTTCTGAGAGGCTATTACGGTTGCTCTGCAATTCTAGCCACCCCCACCACGACTCGTGCAACTCAAGAGCCTTTTTTTCGTTGGGTTTGGCGTAGCAACTATTGTACGCCTGAACGGGGTCTACTCCGCTGAGGATGGCTTTTGCCATCTTGGACTGGTTCTCACCACTTGGAGCCCTCACGTCCTCAACGACCGTCCACTCTTTTCTGAACCGCTCTGGCTCAAGAAGCATCTGGTCGAAAGCACTACCCATCTTGGTTGCATCGTTGCCCTTGAAGGACTCAAATGTCGTTGCGGGTTCGTCTTGCATACGCTTTAGCAGCGAATTGCTCACGGCATCAAAGCCAAAGTATTCCTGTTCTGTCCAGTTGTGGACTTTTACGTTCGTAAACATCTTTCTTTCCTTTTGTTCATTCGCTATATACGGTTTTGTCAATCAAAAGTCAAGCGCTATCTTCACTCTTAACGCTAACTTCACAGAGTTGGAATGGGTCAGCATCTCTAATCACCTGCAACACCCTAGTGATGTTATCATCCCAGTCGATTAGGGATTCTACGTTTCGCACAGATCCCATGATCGTGTGCCTGTGCTTGCCAAAGGCGCGTTCCATCTCAGATGAACTCCACCCTAGAACGGTGTGAGCATAGTAAAACACGCAGTCACGGCAGAAGACATACTCTCGCACCTGACTGTGTATCGGTCTGTGCTCAAGCAACTGTGCATCCATAGATGCCTTGTACATCTGCTCCATCCACTCAAATCTCTTAGGTTGTACGCTTGTCTTCACCTTTTCACCCCCCTATCCTGTTTTCTTTGTGTATTGATCGTGATCTTCGCAGTAGCTCTGGCCCTGGTACGAGTGTGTTGCAGGTGCTCCACACACCACACAGGATCGCACCCTGTTAGCTGTTACCTCTGGCTTCGCCCACGGCGGGGTCTGCTTGTCCTCCTGCCTCTTGCACCAAAGAGCGTATGATGCCTTCCACCGCACCATCTTGCTCTTACCTACGTACCAGTTCTTTGATTCATAGAACAGCACAAATGCTTCTGCGTGATCGGGTTTTCCTTTTTCCTTTGCATAAGCCTTCACATCGTCAATAGAGGGAGCGGAGAAACGAGGCTTCCGAGTCTTCTCCCCCTCTTTAGGTTTCTTTAGTGATTCTTTAGGACTCTTTAGTATAAGAGAGTTCACCTGTGAATCATCAGATGCTTCATCTGTGAACCTTCTAATGCTTTGCTGATGAACCTTCTGATCCTTCTTCCGTGATAACATGGAGTCTTCATCAACGAACGCAAAATACGAAGTTCTGTCGAATGGTTTGTCGCTAAGATAGTCCACGATAAGCACCCCCTGTCGTACAAGTGAACGTACCATACGGCCAACCTTCTGCTTAGACCAGTAAGGGTGTACATCGGTGATCTCCTTGTACGTGTTGTACGTGTACGTGCGTCCATCCTCACCTGTATTCTCTTCTTTGGCTCTGTTGCCTGTGATGAAGAGTCTCAGGTAGTTCACAAGTATAGCCTCATCAACTCCGTAGGCTAGAGCCTCGTCTGTGTAGAAGAGTCGTGCTTCAGTCATTTATTTTTCCGATTATGGCTGTGCCTCCTGGCTTAGACAGTAGCGCATAGATATTCCAAGCCATGTATTCGCCGAACAACTCACTAAGCCTGTCCATTAAACCCCTGTTTTGCAGGGGCGTTAGTGGTTCGCTGATTGCACCTGAGTCTAGGTACAGCCTCTTGTTCTTTGTGATTTCATTCATTTTTTTCCCCTCCCCTATTTGCGGTACATATAAATGCCCAACTGGAACTTAGTCATCGCACGGCGAAGTGCCATGCTCTCAGCGATGCTCTGGTAGTCCCCATAGTTGTCCGTTGAGGAATCCTCACTACCAGTCCCTTCGCGGAAGTACGTGCCGTCAGCAGCGTGTACCGTGACTCTCACGATCATTTCAAACTTCTTGCTCACCTCGCTGTGTCCCGCCTTGACAATTTCGTAGTCCCACTTGCCATCTGTGCATCCGTTGAAGATGCTGACCACCTCGTACCACGGCAAAAAGGTTATGTCGTTACCTCCCATTCGTTTGTTTTTTTCCCGTTGGGGGAACTTGGCTGAGAGTGCGGTCTGGATCTCCAGCATCGTTTTCTGTGTGTTTTCCATCTTATTGCTCCCTTTCGATTAAGGTTTGGATGTGCTCTTCAAAGATGTACTGTACACCTTCTTCGATCTGTTTTTTGTAACGCTCGACCTCTGCCTCGGTCAAGCCCGTTACCGCGTAGTTGGTCAGGCTTGGAGGCACGTAGTACCTCCCGTATTCGTAGCCCGAATCAAAATCCAGGATTTCAACTTTCGCAATCAAGGGAGGCTCCCCGTATTTATCGGTCGTGATCTCTAACTCATAGAGATCATCAAAGTAAATCTGCATAACTACACCTTGTTTGCTTTTTTTCGTCGACTCTGCGTCTCGTGATCGAAGACGTGGTACAGCGTCTCCTCTACGTTTTCCAGCACTTCTTGTAGCACATCAGATTCCTTGGCGTACTGGCTCAAGGCTCCTGCAACGTCACAGAGTGTGAACGCTACGGCTTGTGCTTCTGTTTTGTCTATGTTGACTCTCATCTTTTTTTCCTCTGTTATAGCTGCGAACACATATTCGCCATGTTGTTGATTTCAGATCGGCTCGGTAGGTCGGTGGCTTCGGTGGCTTCGCGCCAACCTTCACCGTCTCCGACCATCCTCCCGACTTCAAAAGCAGTATACGTAATTCCCGAAGCAAACGCAAGTGAAGATACGATTAAGATCGCGTGTGCTGCTATTTTCTTTGCTTGTTTCATAATTAGTTGACCTCAAGGTCAAATGTTTCTAGTTCCAGGTGCTCGCGGGTGTAGTCGTACCCGTCTCCCGTGTCCCAGCAGACACCTTGTACGCCTATTACGTAGGTAATGATCCCTTCATCAAGAGATAGCCAACCAGCAAACCAGTTGCCGTCCACTTCGGAGACGTCCAGTTCTGCGTCAACCCAACCGTCTAGGTCACACAGGCGTGGAGGGATTTCGGGGTGTTTCTTACTAGCTTTCATCGAATATCTCGGTTAGTGCGTTAATTTCTGCTTGGTGCTCGTAGGCATCTTCTTCTTCATCGTCTGTTGATCTCAAGGATCGCACCCGCTTATCCCAGTAGTGGTCTGGGTCTTTACGCCAGTCAAACCACCAAGTTCCAGGATCTGTGAGGTAGTAGCTATTTTCTCTTGTTTTCATTTTGCTTCGAGTCTCATTTTGTAGTACCAGTCCCATTGCGTGTCGCGTCCGTCCTCCCAGTAGGAGGTGATGCTGTTGCCGTTGTTGCGCATATTATTGTGGTACGGCTCGTGATTGAATCCTTTGGCTCCTTTCCCTTTAGACCAGAGGTCTTTCCAAACCCCGTTATCTTGAGTTAGTAGTATCATTTTTTCCGCCTGTGTTGTTTCGGTGTCTGCTCCAATACTACGGCTTCCTGGATTAGCATCCTAGTGAAGATCGTGTGAATCGAGGTCTTTTTTTCTCGGTTAGAATGTGTCCATCATTTCTTCCAGTTCAAGGATCATTTCCTCTACTGGTACAAAGGTTCCGTTAACTCGCTCAACGATACCCATATCTAGTGCCAGTCGCAAGTTGCGAGACATCGTACCCGTTGAGGGTCTGCCACCGCCGTTTAGGAACGCGCAAGTTGCATCGGCTAGTGCCTGAGCATCGGCATTTTCCGCGCCGTCTAGGATCATTATAGTGTCAAAGTTGTTCATTTTTTTCCGTCCGTCTGTGTTAAACTTGTACCCAATATAGATCAACTGGATTTACAAAGTCAAGTGAAGATACCGTGAATCGAGGTCTTTTTTCCGCGGGTCTTTTTTCCGCGGGTCTTTTTTCGCCCCCCTACCCAACCTCATCGGATCTTCATAAATGACAATGTCAAGGCCTTCACACAATCTTCACATTAATTAACCGTATCTTCATATTTGATATAATCAAGTAAACTCATCGGTTTCACGGCAAATTCATAAATCAGGTCGCGGGCTATATTTTGGTGGAGGGTACGGAATAAAAGGTTAACGTACCGTGAAGATTGGGCGAATCCAGGAATGTAAAGGTTGTGTGAATCTGAAAATAAAGCCTTGACACTATATAAAAAAAGCGTATATTGGAGTCAGAAAGCAACTAAAAAGCCGAACCGATGAAAACGAAACTAACTCAGATCTTAATAGCAACCTTCACAGTCTTGGTTGCCACCTTGGCAATCTCGATAGATCTGAATCCATTGATGATACTTGGGCTATATAGTATAGCACTCGGAACGATTGTAACCAGATAGAAACATGAAAATCAATAAGCCAACACTCGAAACGATTGTGCGTTCAAATACTGCCCATTACGGCGGCGGAACGTGGTATTTTGAGGGGAAACCTACCGAAAAAAGATACATAGTGGGAGACGGAAACCTCGGCTTCGTCATGCCCGAAAAGGAATTCTTGCAAGGCATAACATTAGGCGCGAAACTTGACCAGTATATTAAAGCATGGAAGCATTGCAAGGGCTGTAACTTTCACGGGTTCGGAACGTGGATAAATCCAGAAGATAGGACCGTTTATATAGATCCCATTCACACGTTCAACAGCCTAGGCAAGGCTTTAAACTTGGCACAGAAGAACGGAGAAACGTGTATTTTCGACACGGAAACAGACCAGACAATAGGTGTATAAAATGAGCAACCTTCAAACCATGAAAGCCGATCTCAGAAACCCCAATAAGGTGTACAACCGGCTTAAGTACCTATTCGATACCGCAACACCCGAGCAAGTGGAAGCCGGCTCAATTTGGTACGATGAAGCGAGAGAGTACGCTACTGGCCTAGCCATTAAGCACGGCTATACAGTATCTACCGTATGCGCTGTTCTTTCGGCCCTATCTCCTGCGGTATCGTGGAACGTTAACAAGAGGGATGCCCATACCTTGCTAGGACTCGCTGCAGTAGGTGAGACGGAACCCGATAACATACCGGCTTCAACGTACGGCCCACAAGTAGAGAAGGCCTTGCGTATTGCTTGGACCGGGAATCCTGACTTAATCGGCAATGGATTGAAAACAGTATCGTTCTATCTTAATATGGTAGGTATTCAAGACGGATCGGTCTGTACTATCGACCGACACATACTAGGCGCTGCAACTGGATCAAGAGACGCAACACATAAGGACATAAGTGTAACCTCAAAGCGATATTTCGACGTGTCGGCGCAGATCAAACGCTTAGCACGGAATCGGAACCTCCAACCGAAGCAAGTTCAAGCAGTTATCTGGCTAACTTACCGGGAACGAATCGGGCTCAACTAACCAATGCCAATAGGCACCAAGTACACCTATATACTTGACCAAGTGTCTGTGTAGGTATTTGAGGGGGAATTAAGGCGGGAAGTCAGCGCGAACAAAGGAGTTACGTAGCAATACACCTGAAGGATTCGCAAGGTCTTTTTTTCGGGGGTCTTTTTTTCACGGGTCTTTTTTTCACGGGGGGTAGTCTTGGCTGCTCCCCCTGCACGACCCCTTGCTTGGGCGTGGGTGAAACCCCTACAAAGCAGTTTCACGGAATCTTTATAAAGTACTCGGAACCGATTAGGCGGAACCTTAGTCTAAGGGGTAGAATTAGTCACTAAAAAAAGCAGGCGACACCATGAAAACCACGGTTTCTATACACGACTTCAGGGACGGTATACAATCTATACGCCCGAACAACTTCTCCCACGCGGGACTTGGAACCTTGTTTGAGATCTTGACCGATCTAGAAGGCGAGGGGATCGAATTGGAATTTGATCCAATCGGTTTCTGTTGCGAGTTTTCAGAGTACACCGAAAAGGATTTAAGAGAGTACTACTCAGAAACTATTGCGGACGCGGGATCGTTCGAATCCTTCTTGGAGGAACACCCTATTTGGGCGGTAAACAGCGAATCAACATTTATCATTCAAGACTTTTAGACAGTAGGTGCAAAAATGGAAAATACAATGGACACGGTCAATGGAGACAAGGTAGTTACAACCCTAAAGCTCCCCGTCATAGGGCCTCGGGGCAATCCGGCCGAAGTGGTTATATGTGAGAAGGGGGGCGGATCTTACTTTGTTTATGTTCGCTCTTATTGCGAGAGGACTCAAACAGGAGAGGTATACACGGTAACAACGTGGCCGCTCGAAGCGGACAACCTCACCGAGGCCATAGGGCAGCTCGCAAAACTAGCTACTAAGGAGCTAGCGGATCTAATCGGGGGGGAGTGGCCGTATAAATGGACTTCAAATAACCACGGGCAATAGGTAGGAATCTAAACACATATTTGATAACCTTTCTTTGTAGGGATTTAGGGAGGATTTAGGGTAGCCAACTCTTCACATAAAC